CGGTTCTTATGACGAACCATCATATCACGAACATACTGCTCGGCTTTTGCTTTAGGCAAGTTACCAACGTCGATGTAGAAAATACGACGCTCAGGTGCGCGAGCAAGACGATAGATAACTACCGCATCTTCAAGCATACGCAACTGGTTAAGAGGCTTGATTGCTTTGTGAAGGTGAGAAAGAACCATACGATTACGATGATCCATAATGCTACTGTGAGTGTAGCAGATAGAATCCTTAGCAATCTTTACGCCTTGTGTGGCTGTACCAGATTGAAGACCCGCTACGTTATAAAGGAAGTATTCTTCATATGGAGGAACGATAAGCTTTGCGTTGGTACCAACGATTGGTGTGCGCTTGATTGGCTGACGAATCTTGCGAATGCGTCTTGGATCAATATAGCGAAGTTCTTGAATACCTGCTCGTGGATTCTTTACGTCTACCATGATATGGTAGAACATGCGGCCGTCAACATACCAACGACGGAAGATATCGTAAGCGAGATTAGAAAAATCCAATAGTTCAAGGACTGTCTTGAACTCTTCTTCAATTTTCTTTTTGATTGATTCTGGTTGTTTTAGATCATCCATATCCAGCGATACGGGTTCAGCATTATCGTCGGTAATGATTGCTTCATTAACGATATCATCAATGGCTGCTTCCACTTCTGGATACAACGCCATTTCGCGATAGCGGGTTACTAATTCCGCTTCGCTCTTTGCACTACCTTCAAAATCAACATATGTACCATAAGCGCCACCAGGTGCCACTTCAAGCGCACCATCAGTGTTGGGTGGAGGTGCAAACGATGGTATCTGTTCGGCCTGTTTGACCTCAGATGCATCGTCTGCTTTTCCAATTCGGAATCCGAAAAGTTCAATTGCCATTTAATTTCCCTCAAAGTTCACACATATTTATATAGGAAAATCAAATGGTTTTATGCTGTTAGTGCACCTAAGCCATCAGAATATACAACTGTGTAATAATCGTATGCAAGTTCTACTGTAAATTCCTCAACTGCATCGGTTGTTTCCCAATTTAAATCAATGTTTGAAATATTTAGTGGGAAACTATTTTCAAGCTCATAAATTCTGGATATTTCGCCTGTTTTTGTATAATGTGTTACAACTGAGCGGCTTCTGTATGAACCACCAGCTACTTCATTTGACGCATTTATATCGCGAATATTTCCAATATTACTATTGATTGCCTGCGACCAAGCTTCAAATGCATGACGAAGCATAAAATCTTCGTCATTCAAAATAGTAATTGTCCAATTATCAAATGTTCTGTTTCCAGCAAATTTGATTTTACGACCGAAGTAGGGCACTTCAATTTGTCCTACTGTGCTTGCTGGTACTGATGCGGCTTTACACATAAATCTTAGAGCATCAAGATCGGATCCACCAGTATCTATTCCTTGTGGAAGGTACACAACTACATCAAAGAGTGACGCTCTCGCGCCACCCAATTGAAGACCTTCAGAGGCAAAATTTGCTATGTTAAATGGCATTGTTTTTCTCCTTACCCTTTCTATTATTTATATTATTGGATTAGAACTTTCCTACGACTTCAGAGAAATCAACGCCGCTGCGAACTGCAACGAAGTTAAGTTGGATGAAATTGATGGAACGGGCAGGCTTAATGTAAATGTCACCAACAAACTCATTGCGGTCAATAACTTCTGCTGTGTTGTTTGATTCATCGCAAACTACACGGAAGTCTGTAATACCACGACGACCTTGAACGTCGCGAAGGAACGGCTCAACAATAGCTCTGAATTGACCACGAGTAAATGCATCGTTGAATTCAAAGAGTGTGAACTTAGCCGCAGTTGCAATTGCCTTTTCAAGTACGATGAACAAGCGACGAACATTGATACGATCAAAAGCTGATGGCTTAGAAAGCAATGTCTTATCACCAAATAGAATTGTACCTTGACCTGCGAAGGTTACAACTGGATTGATGCCATTCTTGTATAGCTGGTCGCGATCTGTCTTACTTGGATTATAAGAAAGTCTGATAGTATTTTTCATACCACCGCGATTATAACCAGCTGGTGACCACCAAGGATCGCGCTCATTATCAGTACGAACCATTAGACCAGCAATGTCGCCGTTACATGGAAGATAACGATATAGATCGTTGTACTTGTCGTACTGATATTTCCAACCAGAATCCATCATTGCATATGAAGATGATGGAAGAGTGTTGCGATAAGTGATTATGTCTTCTTGTTCTGATCCAGCATATGCACTATTGTTTACTACGTCTGCTTGCAAAGAAGATAGAACGACAATACAATCCTTACGATATTCGGCAATGTTATTGATAAGGTGAATTTCACGGGTTGAACCAGAACCACCACCAAGAACAAGCGAAACATCAACTTCATCCGCATTACGGAATAGATTATATCCGTTAATATAATCTGCTTCACGAGGTAGAGATCCGTCGCGGCCCTTAACAAACGAAGCATTTATTGGAACACGAGGTGTTGATGATCCGGAATTCCAGTTAGCACCATAAGTGATAGACTTTCCGCTGGTAATACCAGTTGGATGTGCAGCCCACCAAGCCCACTTTGATTGAGTATTGATGACATTCTTGTAGTAGATATTTTCGCCATTTTCGCTGCGAGCATCGGTTGCCTTTGAAAGGTTTTCGAAAACCTCAATAACCGTATTTGCTTTACCAGAGATTCTTCCATCCTCGTCAGCAATAACAATATGCAGTTCATCATTTGAACCACCGTGGCGAATTGCTTCTTGAGAAGTTCCTGGAGCTCCAGTTACAGAGTTGAAGAATTCCCAACGACGAGTTGTTGTCACACCAGTTACTGTGTTACCAACATACTTGTCCTTAAGGACAACCGACGTATTGTTAGTAATAGAAGCTACTCTAAGTTCCAGTCTATCTGGTCCGCAAAGTAAAATATCGCCGACAGTAAGTTTGGTTGAGAATGTTGTTCCAGAACCGGTAACTGTTGTGCTGTTGTTTGTGAAAGTTAGAGTTCCAGTAAGAACGCTTGTGTATGCATTTGCAGAAGCGCAAACAGAAATACGAAGATTATTTCCTAGCTCTCCTGGGTACTTTGCTACCCAAGAACCGACACCAGTAATACCAGTAGTATAGTTTAGATTATAATCATCTTCATTCTTAACGATTGTGTTAAGATTATTGGCACTATTTGTTGTAGCGTTGCGACCAATAGAAGTGTCTGTTGATCGAGCCGATGCGTTGGCATCACGAACAACACGAGTAACGTATAGAGAGTTTCCATAGGCTAGGAAGTTGGCAGCCGTAAAGAAATCTACGAATGTGTTGGATCCTGGTTTTTGAAAAGTGCTGACAAGAGCATCTTCTGTACCAACTAAAATACGCTTTCCTGTAGGACCCCATGAATAGTGTCCAGCAAATGCGCCAGTTGTACTACTAACGGCCGGAATAATCGTAGTGAGATCGACTTCACTTACATTAACGCCGGGAGAAATTTGAAATGGCATAGACTTGTCTCCTCTATAGACGAAGGTATTCTTCGATTCTTTCTTGTTCTTTTATTTATAAAAACAGTGTTTTTGTTATCCGAATCTAAAATCGCCAAAGCCTATTCCTGAAGGCATTGGATCGTCAATTGCTTCTATTTCCTGTCTGCCATCATCTATAAATCCTACCGGAAGTAAGTCGTCATGCACATCCTTCATAGTCTCGTAGGCTAGATTTTGCCTAATATCACTGTTCATTAGGTCTTTGAAATATGTCTGTGTAATAAGCCACCCAAAAAGAACCAAAGTCATAGCCAAATCGTCGTGACAACCTTCTTCGGCCTTATATGAATCTTTATCCTCTACGAATGTTGTCAGTTCTTCAATTGTGTCAAAGTCGGTTATCAGAAGCTTGTTGCTCTCGATGATAGTCTTTAAGTTTGAGCAGCCGATCTTTTTGACCTGCTTTGTAGTACGTACACCAAATGTAGATTTTGCAGCAAATCCACCACCAATTTTAATCGCTTTATTTTTATTAAACGTAGCAATTACGTTCTCATATTCAAGATCCATAAACAACGACTGGACAACCTGTTGACCAATATTGTTAGTTTCACCTAGAACATATGCGTTATTATACCAACGAGCAAATCGGTAAATTACGTCTGGAAACAAAAGAGGCGAGACATTTTTGTCTCTGTATTTAGCTACCTGACGATATGGGACTTGCGACACATCAAAGACAGATAGGGCCGAATAGTCACCACCTACACCTTCGGACACGTCAAATACCATAATATAAGATTTATTTGGATCTGGTGCCTCATAATAGTCCAGTCCAAACTTATCTTTCATTGGACGCCTATGGGCCAACTCACGGAGCTTTACTGGGTTAATAAGAGTGCTGGATGAACCGATGAACTCACACTCAAATTCCTGCCGAAACTGTTCTTCACTGGTGTTAGCGATAGTCTGCTTTTTCCATTCTTCGTCGCGCCCAGGAACGTCGCTCCACATAATCTCGACCGGCTTATACTCACTGTTGCCGTCTATCGCATCTGTCCACATACGGTAGAAATGATTCATACCGAGTGGAGTGGACACGATTATAATCTTAGTCGTTTTACCAGACGAAATAGTAGGATAAGTAGAGGCAAAGAATGCATCTGCAAGGTTACGCTGGACGTGCGCGAACTCGTCAAGGAAAATCAGGTTGAATGAGCCACCGCGGATAGCACTGGATGACGTAGCCGCAGCGAGAACCTTTGATCCATTCTCTAGTTCAATGTTGCCTTTGTTCCAGACGACAACGCCCTGCTGGAGCCAGATCGGAAGATATTCATATGCGAGCTGGAGTTTGGCTAATAGATCACGCGCAAGCGCGCCCTTGTTCGCGAGAATAGCAACATTCTGCTGATCTGTGAAAAGTACAAGCCAGAGGATATATGCGATAGATGTGGTCGATTTCCCAACTTGGCGTGGAAGTTTGCAGATAGAAAATCGGTTGTCCGCAAACGTGTGGAGCATCTTCGCTTGGAAATCCCACATCTTAAACGGCATAAGGCCGTGATCCACGTTGACGATCTTGACATAAGTGC